CTCGTAAATGGGGAACAATGGTACAACATGATGAATATATGTTACCAATAGTAACACCAAAGTATGATATCGCTTTTGTAGCTTATAATTGTACTAAATCATTGTTGGGTCAATTAGAACCTTGGTGTAGTAAAATATATTTAGACTTGAGTGATTCGGATTGTATCGGTGAATATATTAAAGAAGAACAACCAAATACAACATACGATTTAAATGAAAGAATAAAATTGTATGGACATAGTAAAATATCAGAACTACATGATATTTGTGTAGAGTTTGATTGTAATAATTTGACAATGCATAATTTTCAAATATTAAGTAACTTACCAAAAATACTTCAAGATAGTGGTGAGGTAGGAGAGATGGAACTTGAGATATATAAATTTTGGATTAAATCGTTAAACACATATGAAAAGGAATTGATAGTATGCGAGCATTAGTAACAGGTGGAGCTGGATTTGTCGGTACAAACCTAATTAAAAGATTATTGAGTGATGGGTGGGAAGTTGTTTCATTAGACAATTATTCTACTGGATTTAAAACTAACCATTTAGATGGATGTAAGTATTATGAAATTGATTTATCAGATAAAATTTCTATAGAATCTTTAGATGCAATAAGAGTAGTGAATCAGATACCAAAATTTGATGTAATATTTCATCTTGCAGCTTTAGCCAGGATACAACCATCATTCGACAAACCATCAGAAACATTTAGAACAAATACTGTTGGTACACAAAATATTTTAGAGTATTCAAGAAAGAATGGAAATGTACCTGTAGTTTATGCTGGTTCTTCATCATCTCATGGTGATATTTATGCTAATCCATATACATTTACAAAGTATCAAGGTGAACAATTAACTAAAATGTATAATAAAATATACGATACACCAACAGCTATATGTAGATTTTATAATGTGTACGGCCCTCATCAATTAACTGAGGGAGAATATTGTACAGTAGTTGGTATATTTGAAAGACAATATAAGAATGGTAGACCATTAACCATAACTTGGGATGGAGAACAAAGAAGAGATTTTACTCACGTTGAAGATATTGTTGATGGATTTGTTAAATGTGGTAAATCTTTATGGATTCCAAATGAATATAATGCTAAAGTTAGTGGTGAAGAGTTCGAGTTGGGTACTGGAAATAATTACTCTATAAATGAAGTAGCTGATGCGTTTGGTGACTATCCAAGAGAGTATATTGAAAGAAGACCAGGAGAAATGAGAAATACATTATGTACTGATACTAAAGCTCATGAGTTACTTGGTTGGAAACCTAAAAAAGATTTAGTCGAATTTATTAAAAAATATTACGTGGAATGAAATTTGGTTTACTATTTATTATTGAAAGGTGATACGAAAGAGGATTTGATATCCGAATCAAACGTTTTAGGAGAAGAGAGTTTTGGTAAATTTTATCCGTCACATGGATTTGAAGCGTTACATAAAATTATTCACAACGACCCAGAGTCACTTACAGACAGCAAAATATTAACAGATATGGGTAACAAACTCACACTCACAGAATTTTTTGATACAATAGAAAAATTAAAAATACAAAAAAACACTTGACATTAATGAATTTATTTCGTAACTTAACGGAGAGATATAATGGGTAATTACAATTGGCTCGATTACGAACAATTAGAAGAAGAAGCTTATGATGATAAAGTAAAATCCATAAAGACAAGGAAACCAAAAAAGTCTTGGAAGGAGGCTAGTAATAAACGTGAAAGTAAACGTAATAAAGGATTTAATAAGAAACGTAGTAATAGGTAGTTTTTTCTTCATCGTAGGGTGTGATACTCGATATGGACCAGACTACGATGAGGTGTTTTTTGACATAGATGTAAGATTACCATTGGATGAAAATGGTTATTACCATTTACAAATGGATAGAAGTAGTTGGCAAACACTACATAGAATAAGTGGTAGTGTTTATGTAGAAGAAGGTCCAGTGGAATTAATAAGATTTAATTGGTACAGCTCACACTATTGGTACATAGGTGACACACTTGGTTATGTTGTAGAGTTTGGATTAACGGATGACTTAGAGTATGTAAGTTACGACACAAACTATGTTACTTGGTTCAATGGTTCAGAAGTACCAACAACAAATTGTTGTAGTTATAGTAATTCAGATGGAGAAGTAAATAATATGATAGCACCAGTTCAGACAATGATAGGAGACACTATGACGATTAGTTACACGTATAGAGATTATTCAAGTAATCTGAACGAAGGAGAAGTTCAAATTGTATTAGATTAGGAGACAAAGATGAAGACAGCTAAGTACTTTACAGCTACATGGTGTGGCCCATGTAAAGCATTTAAACCAGTAATGACCGAAGTGATGAATGAAGGTCATTCAGTACAAATACTCGACATAGACCAAAACAAAGATATAGCACAACAATATAATGTTAGGTCTGTTCCCACTACAGTTATTGAAGAGAATGGTGTGGAAGTTGATAGGTTTGTTGGTGGAATACCAAAACAATCAGTAATTCAGAGATTATCATGAAGTGGGTATTAGTTAATAAAGCAGATGAGATAGTTAGTAAATGTGAGATAGCTAGTGGTGTTGGTATCACAGGAGCTAAGACATATTTTATGGGTATCAAACAAATGGAAGAGAAAGAGTTTGATAAGTTGTGGAAAGTTATGAGTGAACAACACTATGATACACAAAGAGATTTAGCTAACCGACAAGGTAAACAATACGAATGGTGGAAAGATGACGAGAGTTGGTTAGACATTGATAAGTGAAAGTACATGAAGAAAAATTAAGAACACAAAAGGGTGATGTCTTTGGTTGGATTATGGATGATGTCATACCAAGAAGTGTTTGTCAACAATTAATAATGTTGGGTAGACCATCTCTTAAACCATCTAAGACTTTAGAACCAATTAAAGAGGGATACAGAACAAGTTCAAATACTTTTCTACATTACAATGAAGGTATGAAACCAGTGGATGATGTAGCTAAAATAGTTACGGATATTATAGAAGTACCATTAGAAAATTGTGAAGGTATGCAACTTGTACATTACAAACCTGGTCAATATTATAAACCACATCATGATTATTTTCAACCAAATAGTAGTTATTGGGATAGAGAAATAAAGAGAGGTGGTCAAAGAACATGGACAGCTTTTTTGTATCTCAATGATGTTAAAGAAGGTGGTACAACAAACTTTCCATACATTAATATGGAAGTTAAACCACAAGCTGGTAGAATGGTTTTATGGATGAATACATTCAATGGAAATACAATTGAAGATAGTTATCATGAAGCTAGAGCACCAAAAGGTTGTGAAAAATGGGGAGCAAATATATGGGTGAGAGAGAAGAAGTTCAACTAACAGAAGAACAAAGAAAAGAATTACAAAAGTTAGCCGCAGAAATGGAAGTTGAAGCTATCAAAATGAGAGCTGATTACGAACAGAATCCACAACCAGAAATGGAAGGAATGGTAGTATCAGTTCATCAAGATAGTGTTTTACTTGATGATGAATCAGTAAAACTTGATGCGGATATTGCAGTAGAAGTCAAACCAAAGGAAAAGGACAATGAATAAACTCATAAAGGTAATGAAAGAAGTCGAAGAGTTCATAATGGGTTCAGTAGATAATAGAAGTGGTGAAGATAGAAGAAAGAAGAGACCACGTAAAAGAAAGAATGAAAAACGAAAAACACAAAGGAGAAAATAATGTGGTATGAAGCATTATCAACGATAGGTTGGGTTTATGTAGGTATTGTTATCGGTGGAATGTCAATGATGTTTGCTATCAGTATATTAAATGGTTCTAAACAAGGTGACTTAGAATCTGAAATACTGGACTTACGTGTACAAAGACAATTATTAAAAGAAGAAATCTTCAGATTATCAAAACCTAAACCAAAACCACGTCAAAAACGTAGACCATATCGTAGACAACCTAAAAAGACAAACTAAATAATATCGGAAAGTTTCTCTAACTAATATTTATATTAGAGTAAAGGAGAAACTTATTGGAATACCCAATACCATTATTTATATGGTTGTGGATAGAAAGACTATTCTACATTGGGTTATTTTTGTTCATAATAAAAATATGGTGGGATAATTCATGAATCAAGCCGATAGAAAAGAGTTTGAACTGATACACAATAAAATAGATGATATCAAGTCAGATATTGACGAGATGAAACAATCAATGTCAATGGCTCATGGTAAGACAGAAGAATCACTTAGATTCTTAAAGGAAAACCTATTCAACCCACATGAAGGCTTATGGGCTGAAACCAAACTCAACACACAATTCAGAGATAACACGAGTAAGTGGAGAGGAATTGTCGGTGTTGGGTTTGTTGCATTAATAATAGACAAAGTATGGGAGATGTTAGGTGGATAAGAAAGTTTTAAAAGA